GGATCAAAATCTGAAACTTTCGGAAGTGGCAGAAGGTGCGTCAGAACTAACTGCTGCTGAACTAAACGCATAATTATTTCGGATACGCGCTCTGCGTACCTATTACCGTGTATGCAAACCCACTCCGACAGCCGCCGACGGAGCTGGGACACAAGATCTCTATGGTGAGCCGGGATATCGTGGGCAGCTCCCAAGACCATCGTACCTGTACACGTCGTGTAACGGGCCCGTAACCTTGAGACTCCTCCGGTATACTCAGTAATGCGAGTTTTAAAATCCTCGAGCCAGTCGAGAAAGATTACTATTTGAGTTGGGTCGGACCATTTCTGGTCGTTCGTGTAATCGAGTAGTAACTTTGACTCGAATTGCTCGGCAGACTCTAAAAGTGTCCGACGAATCGTATCCATGCGACGCTGGAACGATTTTAAACAATTCATATATAACTTTGAGAATTTCATCACAAAGTCCAGATCGGTGGGGAAATGGCAAGACCAACGCTGGATTCGTCCCTTACTTAAGGCGTCACCTACTCCTAACCAATGGAGAAGGAAGCCTATATAAGTATTTTCTTGGAACCCTGGTCTACCGTAAAGCGGAGAACCAGGACCGAGGAAAAGGGATATAGCCACGTCAACTTTCCATCCCATCCGCCCTTTTGGGCCAAGGATGAATGAATAATAAGTATTTTCATTGAAAGCAAGCATCAGTCTCGCCAGCGAGACCAACCACTTATCAGAATTAAAATCTACCCAACCTCGTAAGGCTAACCGAGAAGCAAAAGCAGCTCGGTCTGCAAGTCCTCTAACCGCAAGTTCCTCTCGGAACGAAGCGGGTGACAAGTCCACTCCAGAACGGACCGTTCTTGAGATGTACTGCATCAACCCATTATAGGATTTAAAGGATTTGGCCACTGAGATAGGTATTTCTAACTCCCGCATAACAATTAGATACTCATTAGCCACTAGTTCATTCTTCGCTATCACTGAGTCATCTCCCGTGACGGAGTAGGTGAAGAAGGGGAAAGCACCTACCCGCCAAGCCGCATACTGGATAATCGCATGATGGATGAATGCTAGCATTCCCCATGACGAGAGGAAACCCATAGGTTGTCCTCGACCGTAACGGACGCGATGCAGTACCGTACGATCTTTTCCAGAGTCGGGATCGAGATAAACAAACTCTCGATCGACAAGTAAAGACTCCCAGGCCTGAGCTATCTCAGGACCTAGGAGACACTCAAGTAATTTTGAATACAGAACTCGAGGAATGTTGTCCGTAGCCGCTGATATGTCATAACACCAATA